TCCTGGAATAGAGCAGCACATGAATAGTAGATATTACAAAGTAAAAGTTGGCGATTATGAACTAGATAAAAGTGAACTAGGACACCCTATAGGCAAACAAGATATTCATTTTGTACCTGTAATAACTGGTGCTGGTAGAGGAGTAGGAAAAATATTATTAGGTGCTGTATTGATTGGATTTGCAATAGTAAACCCTGCTGTAGGATTTGGTTTAGGACCACAAGGTTTAGCTGGAGGTTTTGCTACTGCATCTGGAGCGTTTAGCCTTACAGCATTTGCAGGAAATATAGGTATTGCTTTAGTGCTCACTGGAGTATCTGAAATGCTAACTCCTCTGCCTAAAAAACCAGAATTTAATTCTGAAGAAGATCCAAGATTATCTTATAGCTTTGGTGGAACGCAACAAACAGGAAGAGCAGGAACTCCTGTTCCTTTAGTTTACGGAGAAATATTTACTGGTAGTGTTGTAATAAGTGGTGGTATTGATACTGAACAGGTACAAGCATGATTGAAAAGAAACATCTTATTAGAGGTGCAAAAGGTAATGATCCACCTCCAAGCCCTCCGCAACCGACAA